GAAAAAAGGATTACAGCAAGATGATAGAGATTTATGGAAAAGATAACTGCCCTTATTGTGATATGGCAAAAGGATTAGCAGAAAGAAAAGGATTTGAAGTAGTATATAAACAATTAAATATAGACTATGGATTTGATGAAATGAGAGAAAAGTTTCCTGGCGCAAGAACCTTCCCACAAATAATTAAAGATGGGGAATATATAGGTGGATATAGCGCTCTGGAGGAGCTCATTGGTGGACTATAAATTTAAAGAAGATGTAGTATTTAAAAAACTACAAATGTATGTTGATAAAACCTATGAACAGCATTATGGTAGTGGTAAAATACAATCAACTGAGTTTATTTTCGACTCAGGGCATGGAGAAGGTTTCTGTATTGGAAATATAATTAAGTATGCCCAGCGTTATGGAAAAAAGTTTGATAGAAAAGATGATATAGACTTATACAAGGTTATTCATTATGCTCTCATACTTTTAGGAGAACGAGAAAAAGAAAGAGAAGAAAACGACAAGTATTATACTTCACAGTACGATAATGGAAATAAAAATGGGTGAACTACTAATCATATTTATATGGTTAATGCTAAAACATACAATAGCAGACTATTTACTTCAAAGACCTTGGAAAGATAAAGGTATTTATGGAAGTAGAGGAGGTCTCATTCATGCTGCACACCATGTTGGTGGAGCATTTATTGTGCTTATGTTTTATGTGAGTTTCCCTCTTGCAGTATTACTATCCGTGTTAGATGGAGTATTGCATTATCATATTGATTTTGCTAAAAACAATATAAAAAGAATATTTAAACTAAATAACACACAAACACTATACTGGGGATTGCATGGTTTAGACCAGTATCTTCATGTATTAACTTATGTATTAATGATTTACTTAATAGGAGTATAAGTGGCAATTAAAACAAAGAAACACGAAAACCTTACAGAAACAAATATACAGCATGTAATAGAGTTATTAAATGGAGATAATCCTATAACTAAAAAAGAAGCGTGTAGTATATTGAATATAAGTTATAACACTACAAGATTAAACAAAATTATCGAAGACCACTTGGAAACAGTGGCATATAGAGAAAGACGCAAAGCCCAAAACAAAGGCAAAGGCGCAACAGAAATGGAAATAAAACAAGTAGTAAATTTTTACTTAGATGGAAGTAATATTTCCGACATAGCAAAACATTTGTATCGTTCACCAGCTTTTATCAAAGCAATAATAAACAGAATAGGTGTTCCTCAAAAGTTAGCTATGACAGACTATGAAGGCAGAAGAAATGCAATGCTCCCAGAGCAGTGCGTATCTGATGAGTTCGAAGAAGGAGAAAGAATTTGGGCAGTTAGACAAAACTACCCAGCAGTTGTAAAAAGAGAATTTAAACCCGAACTGGCAGAAGAAAGAGGGTATAAAGTATATCTATGTTATACAATAGAGTGTGGGCAAGAAGATTTGAGAAATACTTATTTTCCACATTTAGAGTATGCAGGTAAATTTCATGTTTTACCAGCTTATGATATGGGTAGACTGAAACATTTACAACAGTATTTATAATATAAGGAAACACTATGGAATATTTTTTGGCTTTTTATTTAGCAGGCATAGCTTTGGCTATGTATAAACTATATCTACCAATATATAAAACAATTAAACGATTAGACCCGAATAACCTTTTCATAGTTAGAAAATACTTAGGATTTTTTGTAGTCCTTGGTATGTTCTCAGTAGTATTAATATTAATCATACCGAGTGTCTTATCTGAAAATTTAGGTAAGAAATTTTGTGTAAGTTTTGTGGATGCAGTGTTAAATGGCGTACAGTAAAGAAGTAAATGAAAGATTTTATGGAGTATTAAACTCTCCAAAGCAGTTTAGTGTAGGAAGATTCGACCCGAAAGACCCCAACGTAGCAACAGGGATGGTTGGAGCGCCTGCATGTGGTGACGTAATGAAATTACAGTTGAAACTCGACAGCGCCGAACGCATCGTAGACGTAAAATTTAAGACTTACGGGTGCGGTAGTGCTATAGCAAGTTCTACAATGTTTGTAGAAATGCTAAAAGGCAGAACAATAGAAGAAGCAAAACAAATTAAAGACAAAGATATTGCAGATGCATTAGACTTACCTCCAATAAAACTGCATTGTTCAGTTTTAGCAGAGGGAAGCATAAAGAAAGCAATAGAAGACTGGGAGACAAAATGTACGAAGATTTAAAAACACATTTAGAAGGAGAGATAGCTTATCATAGAGCTAATATAAGAGTTTATATGAGAAATTCTGTTGGTATTGGAGAGCATAATGACATTGTTGCTTCAATCAAAGAAGAATTAGCTAAACTTGCAGAAGCAGAAGATATGTTAAACGCCCTCAAAAAACATTTTAAATAATATGAGTTTAGACCAATTTTATACAAAACCAGAAGTAGCCGAGATATGCTGTAATCTTATAGACTTTTCAAAGTATAATAAGATTTTAGAGCCGTCTGCTGGAACTGGTGTATTTCTTGAATTATTACCAAAGGATAAAAGAGTGGGTATTGACTTAGAGCCAAAACACCCTGAGATTGCTGAACAAGATTTTTTTCTTTATAAAGGAACTGAAGACCTTGTAATTGGTAATCCGCCTTTTGGCAGAGTAAGTTCTCTTGCTATAAGATTTTTTAATCATGCAGCAACCTTTGCTGATACTATAGCATTTATCATACCGAGAACATTTAGACGAGTATCTGTTCAAAATAAACTTAACTTACATTTTCATTTAGTAGAGGACATAGAGATTCCAACGGGGTCGTTTATACCTGAAACTATGAAAGCAAAGTGCTGTTTTCAGATATGGGAAAAGAGAGAACAACCCAGAGAAAAAGTTATACTACCCATGACTCATGAAGATTTTGAGGTAGTATCGTATATAACTGTAGATGGTAAAGTAGCAGCACCGCCAAATGTTGATTTCGCCGTTAGAGCTTATGGAGGCAATATAGGACAAGTAAGTCTTGATATAGAAGAACTTGCTCCTAAGAGTTGGCATTTCATTAGAAGTCCTAAAGCAGAGGATATTATAGATAACTTCGAGAAGTTAGACTACTACCCTTTAGCTTCTTGGACAGCGAGACAAGATAGCATAGGCAAAGCAGATTTAATTTACCTTTACAATCAGAAATTTAAATAGGAAGTAAAAAATAGTTCTTGACAATTGGTTATATTTTTATTATAATATATTTATAAACAAAAAACAAGCAAATATGAGTGACAGATTTTACCAACAAATGCGAGACGCCACAGGATGGGCTCCAGGTATGCCTGAATTCATGCGCAATAACAAAAAATATAGGAGAAGAAGAATGGCTTGGACAGATGAATCTAAAGAGCAGGCAATTGAAATGTATCAGGACGCAGAACCAACACCTGAGACTTCAATGGAGATAGTAAAGGACATCGCTGAGGAGCTTGGAGAAAGCCCTAATGGTGTCAGAATGATATTAACAAAAGCAGGAGTATATGTAAGAAAAACTCCAGCAGCTAAGTCAAGTGGTGGCGGTAGCACAGGCGGAGGTAGAGTTTCAGTTGCAGATGCACAAGATAAACTTACTTCTGTTCTCGGTGATGCAGGTCAAGAAGTTGACGCAGCAATCATTTCTAAACTAACTGGTAAAGCAGCAGTTTACTTTGCAAACGTAATCGAATCATTAAATAAGTAGTGTAATTTAGTGTATTGAGGCAGTCATTGTGATTGCCTCAATTTTTTGCATCCAAAATAAGTGACCAAAAATTTAACAATTCAAAAGAGTTTTTGTTAGATTAAATTGGAGGACACATGAAAAAAGCAGACTTTGAAAGAAAACTCGATGATGCAGGGGATGCAATCATCACGTATAGAAGTCAAAACTCTCGCAAACTAAAGTACAATGTATGTACGAGAGATTTTACCACTCAATATATAAAGAATAAAAAGAATAGAGCAAAGGAAGGACAACATACTTCCTTATTATTTTGCTGGGACACGGACTCATACAGAATACTTGTCCCTGAAAACGTAACGAGCATTGTGCCTCTCAACCGAGTTATACGCAATGATTGATTTAGATGCACCAGCAATATATGAAAAAATAATACAAGAAACTGACCACGAACAGGTTAGATTAGTAATTAGTACTTTTCGTGATGTCGAGTATATATCCCTAAGAAAATACTACTTAGATTTTGACGAAGAGTGGAAGCCTTCCAATCAAGGTATATCAATGCCTATAGATATGGAAAATACACGGAATCTTTTTCAAGGGTTAGTAGAAATTCTTTCGTTAGCAGAATCCAAAGCAATTTTGGAAGAACAATTTAAAGATTTACTGGATAATATATACCTACCCTAAAATAGTTCTTGACAAGTCCTTAAAAATTGTGTATAATATATGTATGATTATAAAAGGACACATGACATATGACCAACACGGTCGCAAACGTAAGAGCAAGTTCATTAAAGCTGTACGTAAACCTTGCATACAGTGGAAAACCTTTGCTCCCGAACCTACATATCGTAGAGAAACCCCCGAGTACCCCTCCGCTCCTTTGAGCGAGTATACACCTGCGCGTGACACTTCTTACAAGCAAAAAGCAAGTGAGAATTATACCGTGTCGATTGCATACAACAAGGGTGCATACCAAGTTATACCAAAAGAAGAAGTAAAACACATAGGAAAATAATGGAAGAACTAAAAACATTTTTAATCAAAGCAAAAGATGAATACTACAAAGGTAATCCAATTATACCTGACGAAGTGTATGATAGATTGGAAGAACAATTAGATGTTAAAAATCTATCTGTTGGAACAATGAATGGTGATGATGGATTTAGATATCCTCATATGTTTCCTATGTACTCTTTGCAGAAAATTTATGAAGG